TGGCTTGTCATATTTGAGCCATGCGTAACGATCGCAACGCCATGCTCGACCCTGTGGTTCTGGAAAATAATCCAAAATACATTGCAGACCAAGATCGTTGGCATTGGCAACAAGTTTGTCAATAAAGACCAGCGCTTCTTTACGTCCTGCTTTTGGGTTCTTTTCGCTCCTGCGATACGACAAATCAACGGCTCTGCCAGTTGCGTGCACCGACAATGAGCCTGGTTTGCCGCGCATGTCACGTTGACCCCAAGACCCGTTATTCCAAAGCGCGCCATTTGATGCAGCGATTGCTTGCTTTATCCATTCGTTCATGCCGGCACGGGGTGCTGGTGATGCACCGTCTGCGTTGCCTATGTAGTCGCGTGCGTTTGGCACGCCTGCTTTAGCTTTGGCTATTGCCACGACCAAATGCCAGGTCTTTTGGGTTCACATATCGGATGAGAACTGGCACAAGCGCGGCGAGCGCTGCTTTGCCTAGATCGGCTGGGTCTGTGTTGCCTGTGGAATACACCGCGATGACCGCTGCGATGACCGAGCGACCGTATGAGGCAAGTAGGGCTTTGTCTTTAGGCTTCAACATCTTTGGCTCCTTCTTTCGCTTTTGACTTTAGCCCGTTTGAGGCCACTAAGCCTGACAATGTGCCGGTCATAAATACGGTCAGGGTTGATAGCAGGTCTATAAATGCAGAGTCATTGGGCGATTGATGCCCGATCGGCTGGGTCACAAACATAAGCGCATAAACAAAGCCGAGAACGGTGATGGCAAAAACGCCTGCAAGGATGATGCCCACAACAACTATTAGTCGAGCGTGAAGCTCCTCGGGTTTAAGGCGTGGTCTCATAAATTAAATCCCTTGTGCACGTTCCAGATGGGTTGCAGATCGGTGGTTCGCATTGAGGTTTTTGCCAGTTGTTTGGGTCTTGGCAGGGGTAGCGGTATGAGCCGTCATAACCGCATCCCGCGCAACCCCACAATACGACCGCAATTAGCGCGACGTAGCCGATGAGGTAACGCCATCGCATTAGGAAAGAAGCGCAGCGACTTCGTCTTCGGTTAGACCAAGTTTTGCAAGCGTTGCTGTTTTAAGTTTGGCGCGGTCGGCTTGTGCTTTTGCCAATTTCTTTGAGTCGGCTAAGTCTTTGTCACGTTGCACGATTTCTTCTTCAGTCATGTCGCGCACTTCATTGCCAATTTGGATTTGATATTCACTCATGTTTAACTCTCCGATAGTCCGTAGGCGCGCCAATAGCCCGTGATGTTTCCAGACGATGTTGTGAATGTAAGACCGTCATGTGCAGCGGTTGCGTTATAAAAATATCCGCCGTAAATCGTGCCGGTACCGCCCGAAATGTTGCCAAAACTTCCCGCGGTCACGTGGGTGTAACTTGATGCGTTTGTTGGGTCAAAGACGTTTATTTGGCCCATTGTTCCGCGCGTGCCGTCTGTGCCCATAATTTGTGGTGTTGATGATGAACCTGCACCAGTTCCGCTAAATGCGCCACCTGTGTTGAATTGTCCAGTTCCCCAGAAATAACTTGCGCCTGTTTGTGGTGTCCCTGCAGCATTGACACGCACGTTTATTTGTACTTGCGCGCTACAAGAAGTAACAACTAATTCAACCTGATAATTTTTATAGGTAGTAGTAAAGGTTCCAGCTGGCATGCTGACTGTGCCTAGTCCTGTGAACGATGCGCCACCTACATAGACCATGCCGGGGGTTGTTCCAACTGGCTGCCATGCTGCGCCGTCGTAATACTGGGTTGTGTTGGTTGCCTCGATATATGCAAACTGACCTTCGGCAAGCACCTTTTCGCCAGCACCACCAAAAGCGGCATCGCGCGTCACGGTCGTGGCAAAAACAGGTATGCCCGTGTTTATTTCGGTCTGTTGCGCAGCGGTCAATACCTGGCCTGCGGTAAATGCTGGAACTGATGTTTGTGCGTTAACTCCCATAAGTGCTCCTATCCTAAGACATTTTCGGCGTCAAGTACGCCATAGATCAAATCATCCAAAATCAACTCGTAAACGATCGTTGTAGGCGCGGTGCTGTAAAGAACGCTGTGGCCTGTGCTGAAATCCAGACGGTGCTCGATGCCCTCAACTGACAGCTCTTGCGCCAACTCGGTCGTGCCGGTACCGCTAGGAAATGTCTTTTCTATGGTAATGGTGTCGCCAATGTCCAGGGTTGCCAGCGTGTCTTTTTGGGCTGTGGTCAGCATTAGGTACTTGGTTGCCACAGACGTGTAGCGCGGTTCAGGCTCTGGGTTAAGCAGATAGGACGCTGCGGTGTCAATCTCTCCCTGCACATGAAGCAGGCTGTTTGTAATGCTTGATGTCTGAATAAAATATGTAGCAATAGAACCTGCATCGGTTGCGGTTGCCGTTTTGCCATCAAGAGCTGTGAGCACCGATCTGTTAATTACAGAGTCAGCCTCAAAACTGATGCCCACGCCGTCATATTTAAAATTGGTGCCGTCGTCATGAAAATCGGCTACCGATGCAGAGAGCGTGTTGCCAATACGGTTTTGGAATGTAAGCACTCCATCGCGTGACATAAACAAACGCCCAAACTCGGCGGTGTCGTTAATTTGCGTTAGATACTGCAAAACGTTTGTTCCTGCCGGCACGGTGTAGGCGCTGTCGTGGCCAAGGTTGACGGTGCCTGTGGCAATGCTTCGAGCGCCTGCTGGGAAGTCAACCTCTGGCAGATCTAGGACTGTTTCTATGCGTTCGCCTGATGTCTCTGGAGTGACGTTTAGTTCGTCTAGGAATGTTTGCGCCAGTAGGTAGAACTGGTCAGCGCAATACACGGTTACGGTGTCAAGACCGCCGAGCGCGAAGTTGTAGTCATAGTTGACGACATAACCGTTAAACAATGATTCGGGCACATTGGTTGAGCTGTATCGGATTAGTCGTACTTCGCGCAATGGGGCAAGCCCTGGCTTTGCTTGTGGTGTGTCGTAGTACGGGCTGTTTTGGTCAAACGGGTTGAAGATGCCGTCCACGTCTTGGATAGTGAATGTCATTGTGCCAGCGCTGAACTGATCGCCTACGTCACGGCGACCGCGCCGCACGTTAACGCTGACAGTCGAATCCATTACATCGGCAAACTCGGTTGTACCGTCAAGAAAATAATCAGGGTCGTCTAACAAACCTCTAAGTGGGTCATCAAGAGTAAATGCGTCAACCTGAAAACCTGTGGCGATTTGTAAGTCATAATTGCCAGATTCAACAACCGATACTCCTGGCATCACGCCACCTGTAACTGCAACGGCCCAGCGGAACGCGAGTAAGCGCGCAAAGCGTTAACAACTGACTCACCGATCTCGGCGCTTGTGGCAAGACCGCCTGTGACGTTAATTGTTATTCCGCCACCGTTGTTTATGCGATCTAACGGCACGACTGCTTCTGGGCCTGCTTCACCAATCACGGCAAGCATCCCACCTGGCTGATCTACGATGCCACCGTCAGCCATGCGCGGAATCTTGCGCGGAACCTGTGTCGCTGGCCCTGTTGCACCTAACTGTGGTACTGGCATTGTTGGGGCTTTTGGAATATCTGGCAACAACGGTATTGAGTTGTAGGCGCTAATAATTGCGTTGACCGCGCCGATTGCAGCGTTGACCATGCCAGCAAAAAACCCGATCACGGTGTTGACAATTGCGTTGATGCCGTCACGGAACCATTCAAACTTGTTGTATGCGGCAACCAAGCCAACGACCAGTAATGCTATGCCGGCAGCAATAAGGGCAAATGGGTTGAGCGCCATGGCGATGTTGGTGACCACGATTGCGGCGGCTACGGCAGCGATAGCGCCAGCGATTGCAAGGAACGCTTGTGGGTTGTCTTGTGCCCACATAGCAAACTTATTTAAGATCGGTAGCACGGCCTCGACTACTGGCAAGAGCGCGGCGCCGATTGACTCTTTGGTTTCGCCAATGGAATTAGACAAAATCTTCATTTTGCCTGCAGCGGTGTCTGCTGCGGTTGCGGTTGCTCCGCCAAAGGTTCCGCCAAGCACGTCCATGACTTCGTTCAGGCTTGCGCCTTCTTTAATCATTGTTGCCATCTCTGGGGTCAATGATCGGAGCGCCTTAAAGTTGCCCTGGTATGCCTTGGCAAGCGCGTCTGCAACCGTGCTGGAATCCATCTGCAACGCCGTGCTGATGTCCATGACGAGGTTCATGTCCTTCATAGCCAAGTCAACGTCTTTTGTTCCGCGTACCAAAGCCTCAAGGCTCTTGCGATACTCGGTGTCCGCAATGCCAGACGCTCGACTCATTGCGCTGATCTGATCTTCAATTTGTGCGGTCTGTGCAGCGCCAGCGCCAGTCACATTTTGCAAAGTAAGCGCTAAGGCCGCTTGTTCTTGCTGATCTTCCATTGCCGCTTTGGTTGCGTCACCAAGCGCCAAAGCCAATCCGCCGAGCGCGGCAGCTGCCGGCACCGCTGCCTTCTTAATTGCAAACTGGGCTTTCTCGGATGTTGTTTCCAGTTGCTTAAATTGGGCAATAGCCTTCTTAATCCCTTTGCCGTCAAACTCTGAAATGATCGGAATATTGATTGCCATTATGCGGTCTCTCTGTTCGCTTCTTCCATGACGCGCTTGACCAATTGCTCCATCTCGGACATGACATCATTTTGGCGTTGCTCGTACGCTTTCCACATTACTCGCGAACGACTGCCATAGCGTGCAGTTAGCGCACGTCCAAGAGAACCAGACATGGACGTGTCAAACATGGTGCCTGTTGCGCCTTTCCATTGAATGGCAAAC